AGCCGTTGCATCCATTGTACAACTTTTCTTTCGCTTTCCTTATCCCCCTCACAAGATATTTCCCAACCCAACTGCTGCACAAGCGATTTCCTTTGCTGTACTACCGCAGAAAGATGAGGATCATTCAGCAAATCCCTTAGTATCGAATAATCATAATTATTTTCGGCAAGTATTTTATCCGGGTCCGGTAGACTCGAATACAACTGAAACGCAGAACTTATTTTTTCCGCCTTCGCAAAATCCTTTTTTAATTCCTTTGTCAACTTTATTTCAAACGGTTTCATTTTCTAATCCTTTCTACTTTCCACTTGTTACTTTTGCCTTATGCCTACTGCCTATTGCCTTCCTTCTGTTTTTCATCAGTCCCCTCAAATTCACCGTCCTGATATTATAGTCTATCGGTCCCGAACTCTTATTAGCATTTATCGCTTGAGTAGTACTATCAACCTGGTCATCAAATTCACCGTTCGGGAATTCCTCGAACTCATTTATATATTGTTCCAACCAAGATGCATTTTCCGGTAATACTATTTTCCCCGCTTCAATCAATGGTGTAATTGCTACCAACCTTGAATATTTATCCCTATCCACTTTTATTTTTTTCACCGGTAATCGTGTTTCCCTTTCAAGTTCCTGTATCAGACTTTGCCCGCTTGCCTTATCCTCAATCAAAATTTCATTCACATTATACTTTTCAGCTAATTGAACTACTTTTCGTTTAAGCTCCGGGAATTCCAATCTCTCTCTGAACACATCCAATAAATAAAAATGCGATTTAGAAATTCCCCATGTAGTACAAACCGAAAAATCATTTTCCTCTTTAGTCTTAAACGCTGTATCCCAACTCTGCACAATTCGCAGAATGCCGAGCGAAGTCGAGGCACCAACTTGATAATATCGCCACCACTCCCTTTTAATCAACTCACTCGCATTCTGCTCAACAAACTTTCCTCTTATTTCCTGTTCACGCAGAAACAAAGGAATTTCCTTTTCTACTTCTCTTATTTCCTGCTCATCTAATAGCGGATTATCATAACTCGAATAATTAAAACTTTTCCAATTACTCCCGAGCGAAGTCGAGGGACTGCCTTTCAAATACAATTCATAAAATAAATGCTTCTCATTTTTCTTGAGGAATTTCCCCTTTGGTGTTCCGCCGATTATAACTTCTGCTTTATGGTCAATAGTCATTGGTAAGATTGATTCAGTCCAGATCCTTCGGTTCTTTAATATTATTCCCGCTTCATTAATAGTAATTAGATTATATCCATATCCTTCAAGATTTTCCGGTCTATCGGCAGAACGAAAATCAATTACACTCTTTCCTATATAAAGCTGCTGTGTTCTTTTTGAATAATGATAATAATTACTTCCTAATGTTTTTAATACCGGCAAAAAATATCTTTCATAATACCTTTCTATGTTTGAATAGATGGTATCAACCCACAACAAAGTAATTGGCTTTTCTACGGCTCTCAAAATGTTGTAATTAGCCATCCCTTTAGTTAAACCAAATCGGCGACCTTTAGCAATAATCTTAAATCGCTCATTACTTTTAAAAAATATTTCTTGCTGTTTTTCGTGAAACTCAATATTTAATTTTATCTCCTTCAATTTTACTACTGCCTACCGCCTATTGCCAACTGTTACCACTTGCACCATAATATTAACCTCCGTCTCTTTATCTTTGTTCTCAGAGAACATTCCTAAATGTTTTCCTAATAATTCGAGCGCTTTTATTTTATCATTCATTTTAAGTTTTTCACCGTCAACTACACCAAAACCGACTTCCCTTAACTCTTCAATTATCGCCTCAATCGTAATCCCGATCTTTTTTTCTTTCTCTATTTGCCGCTTCCCTAAATATTCGGCAACCTTAACTAACCTTAACATTCTTGAAGCTTGATTTTCGGCAGTTTTTTCTGAATACCCCGCCCTGATTGCGGCTTGTTTACCGTTATAATCTTTTAAATATTCGTCTGCAAAACTCTTTTGCTTCTTAGTTATTTCTATTTTATTCATCATTTTACCATGTTTTTTATACTGTATAAATAATAATATTATTGCATAAATATATGAATATACTCAAAATATGCCCTTTATAGTCTTTTTACGTCATCTGTCATTCTGCATATTTATTTATTTACTTGCATAAAGATAATTAATTACATATATTATTCCTAACGATTTTATCATTTACTCAATCTGTAGGTTTTACATGGATTTTGAAATATTAAAAACTGGTAAGTTCACATCTTCAAATGGAGTCGAAAAAGAGTTTAATCTTTCCGACCTTGAAAAGATCGCGGCTGACTATAACCCTTCCGTTTCGGAAGCCCCTATTGTAATTGGTCATCCTAAAACAAACGATCCCGCTTATGGGTGGATTGACTCTCTAAAAGTTTCCGGTGATAAACTTATTGCTTCTGCGAAACAAATTGTTCCTGAATTTTTGGAGAGTCTCAAAAATGGTTTGTTCAAAAAAAGAAGTGTTTCTCTTACTCCCGATGGTTATCTCCGTCATGTTGGATTCCTTGGTGCTGAATTACCCGCCGTTAAAGGTTTAGCTGATATTAGTTTTTCTGATGACCGATCGGCAGATGAATCTTTTGAGTTTTCGGAAGAACTCAAATCAAATGATACTCAAAGCGAGAAAACAAATGATTTTTCTGATCCTCTTTCCGTCATTTTAGAAACTCTAAAAAATATTCAATCAACTTTGGAAGCTAAACCAACTGAACTTTCAAATTCAGAACATCAACCATCAACCATTATCCCTCAACCATCATCTGTCTCTCTTTCCGGTACGTTCACAGACAAAGTTGAATTCTTTTTCCAGAACGGAAAGCTGACCGTTCCGATGCATCAAAAACTTTTAGAGTTAACGCAAACCGAGTATAATTTCTCTGAATTTAATCTTGAAAATTATCTAACAGAATTTGTTGAGTTGATCCCGGAAATAATTCTTCTAACTGATTTTGCTAAAAAACCGGATGAAGAGAAAAATCCAAAATTAAAATCTTTTGATTTTTCAGAATTCACTCTTGACAGCGAAGCTGAACAAGTCCATAAAAAAATATTAGAAGTGCTTACGGAAAAGAACATCACTTATCCCGAAGCTGCTCAAATTGTTTTTAATTCTTAATAGGAGATATATACAATGTCATTAGCACAAAAAAGAATCGTTGACCCCGTTTTAACTTCGCTTGCTCGTGGTTTCTCACAATCTAATTTAGTTGCTTCTCAACTCTTCCCCGATGTTGCGGTAGATAAAGAAGGTGGAAAGGTTCCCCTTTTCAACAAAGAAGCTTTCAGAATTTATAACACCGAGCGAGCTATTAGAGCAAACTCGAATGTTATCAGTCCCGAAGGCATTAACACCGTTAGTTATTCACTTACAGAACATGACATTGCCTATCCTATGGATTATCGTGAGATCACCGAAGACATCAGAAATTTGAAAGTTTATGCAACTCATGTAACTACCGAAACAATTAAACTTCGTCTTGAAAAACAAGTTGCTGATTTAGTTCAAAACTTAGCTTCATTCCCAACGGGTAATAAAGTTACTCTTGCAGCCGGTGATAAATTTAATAACTCCGCAAGTGATCCTGTTGCAATTTTTGAAACTGCAAAAGAAGCCGTAAGAAAGAAAATCGCAAAACGCCCGAATGTTGCTATTCTTGGTGCTTCGTCTTATTCAGCATTGAAAAATCACCCGGCAATTCTTGATAAAATTCGTTACACCCAACATGCTGTAATTACTCCTCAACTATTATCGGCATTGTTGGATATTCCTTTTCTCTTTGTCGGGGAAGCAGTTTATTCAGATGATGCAGATGTTTTCAATGACGTTTGGTCCGATAATGTAGTTCTTGCTTACGTTCCGGTTAAATCACCAAATGCAGAACGCAGTTTATACGAACCATCGTTCGGTTACACATTCAAGAAAAAGAATTTTCCCATCGTGGATGTTTATTCCGGTGAAGGAAATAAAGTTGAGTTCATTCGTAACACCGACATTTTCCAGCCTCTCATCGTAGGCTCAGATGCCGGTTATTTAATCAATGATACAAATGCATAATTAAAATTCCCTCTCCTTCATAAGGAGAGGGTTAGGGTGAGGTTGTTTTTAGCTTCACCAATTTAACAAAGGATTTTTATGGAAACCCAAGAAACATATAACGCACGTACACAGCCAAGTACTAAGAAAAAATATTACGAAGTAATTGGCTCCGATATTTTTTTGAATAAAAAATTAATTTCCGAAGGAACTGTAATCGATACTTACGATGAATCACTCTCAAAATTCCTTCGTGAACTTCCCGATTCCGAAATTACTGAAACTCCGGACTCTCATTCATCAGTAAATAAATCCATGTCTGTCAAACGTGGACGACCTAAAAAAACTTAATTCATTTACTTTTTATTTAACACTGGAGATTATATGAAAACTGAACAGCCTATTTTAATTACGACTGCCACCATTCCGGCAAACTCGTTCGATCCTAACTTCACCATTCCTAAAAATGTATTCGTGGGACTCGACGGCTACCCCGTCTCTTCCGGCGATCAACACTTGGGAGTCTCGGCAGATGAACTTCTTTTCCCCCTTGGTACCGAATCTCAGCAAATGCCCGTTATCGTCAGCGGTATTGCTCTTGTTAAAACCGGTTCCGCTATTACAAAAGGTGCAAAAGTAATTTCTGATGATGACGGCAAAGCTATTCCTTTTGAAGAAGGCATTGATGTACTCGGTATCGCTCTCGATGCTGCT